ATATGACCGCAGAAGAGATCGCCGCGATCGTCAAAGAAGCGATCAAAACTGAATTAACACCGCTTCAAACCGAGATCGCACGATTGCGAGAGGGCGCCAGCTTGAGCGAAGCGCACGCGCACGTAACCGCTACGCTGGCAACTCCTAAGTATAGCACCTTGCCGCTGATCACCCGTGAGCGGATCGCGCCAGAGATCGCACGTATGGTGAAGCTTACAGAAGCCGGCGCGATCGATATTGCTGCGTTGAATACCGCGATCGAAGCGCGCGCGCAGCAAGAGGCGCTATATCTATCGCAACTATCGGGTCGCACGTTGCGCTTAGGGGAAAGCCGGGCCGCAGATGATGACGCGGATCGCGATGATGCGAGCGGTGATGATGCGGAATTGACAGGCATTTTTGCATCGTGGGGGTTGTCAGAGAGCGCGGCGAAAGTTGCGGCGCGCGGACGGCTTTAGCGCCGTAACTGGCGCAATCGCAAGTTATAGCGTCAAATCGATAGGAGTATGACATTATGGCGCTGAATGAGCTTTATCAGCCGGGTACACATCTTACCGTACCTGTACCGGCTGGTCTCGTGAGCGGTGATCCGGTTGTTGTGGGCGATCTTGTCGGCGTGGCGCTCATCGATCGACAGTCAGACGGTACAACCGTTATCGATCGGCACGGGATCTATGAGCTTACCGTGACCGGCGCTGTAGCAGCATTTGGCGTTGCTATCTATGCGGTTGTAGCAAGTGGGCTGGTTACGTCGCTTACGACAAGTGACGGTAGCGGCGCTAACAAGCGCTTTGGATCAGCGTACGGCACACAGGGGGGTACCGGCAAGATCGGCGTAGTGATCGGCTATCCGTAGACCGCTTAACGCGGCGTAGTGCGCCTTGTCTGATCGGCGCATCATAGGAGCATACTTGTATGTCAAGCGGTGACTTTCTCGATCTGATCGAGAACCTTGACGCGCGTGATCTGTTAGGCGCAAATGCGCCGCGCGACATTTTGACGCGCGATGAACCGGCGTATAATTTCAACGTGTCTTTTACACGATCGCGGCGCGCAACGCGGGGCGGCGCGCGCTATAAGCGCGCCGTACGCGAATGCGCGCGCCTGATCGATCGCGTGCGCGCGCGACATCTGCCGTCAATGTGGTTGTACGAAGCGATGTCAACGAGCGATTTTCAACTGATCTTTAGTGACATCATCGATCGGCAACTTTTAGGCTTTTGGGCAGAAGTACCCCCCGTTTGGCGCAACTTCTTTCGTGTAGGCACCTTGCGCGATCTGCGCACCGCAAATACATACTATATGGACGGTGGCGAGGGCCAATTGCTGCCGGTTGCAGAGCTAGGCGAATACAAGGCGGCAAACTTGACGCCGGGTTTGTATGCGCGCAAACTCGGTAAGTACGGGCGTGTTATGGGGATCTCGCTTGAGATGATCATCAATGATGATCTAGAAGCGATTACCGATATACCGCGCCGTTTCGCGCGCGCGGCCCGACGTACCGAGGCGAAACTAGCAACCGGCGCGTATGTTAGCGCCAGCGGCCCGCATAGCAGCTTCTATACCAGCGGCAACAAGAATATCATCAATATCGCGAACGGCGCCAGCGCGAATAATCCGCCGCTCTCGATCACGGGCTTGCAAGACGGCTTGCGCGTACTTGCTAAGATGGTTGATACAGACGGCGAGCCGATCGTTGTTGAAGCGGTTGAGCTTGTCGTACCCCCTGCGCTTGAGTTGATCGCGCAAAACATCTTGAGCGCTACCGAAATCAGGACAACCGCAGCGAGCGCGGGCGGCGCAACCAATATCGAATTGACGGTAGCTAATTGGATGCGTAACCGTGTACGCTTGAGCGTTGATCCCTACATTCCGCAAGTTGCCAGCACCGCAAACGGGGATACATCGTGGTGGCTGTTTGCGTCAAGTCAAAGTGAGCGCCCCGCGCTGGCATTTGATCATCTCGCCGGGCGCGAGCAACCGCAGCTTTTCATTAAATCGGCTGATGCGGTGCGCGTAGGGGGCGGTAATGTTGATCCGCTAGACGGCGAGTTTGATCACGATGAGATCCGCTACAAAGTGCGTCATTTTGCCGGCGCATCACGGCTTGAGCCTAAGGCGACAGTTGCGAGCAACGGCACCGGCTCATAACATTACCCCATAATGCGCGCCCGTGATCGGTGATCGATCGCGCCGACAACGATCACGGCGCGCGCTATTGGGAATAGATCGCATATACTAGAGAGGATCACCCTATGCCTGATCTCACTAGAGTTAAAGACGTGCTAAATAGCGCGATGAGCGAGATCCGCCGCGCGCTGAACACAATCGAAGAAGACGAGCGCGCCGCTATGCAGCTTAACGAGATCCCGCCCGGCTCTGCAAGCTCTCACGTCAAGCACGTCAACAGCCCGCCTAACA